AAACGCATGAAGTACATCAAGCTACATCTCACAGAGAGCCGTACGAAAGATAACCGTTTCGTACAAGCTTCTATCCGTGGCATCGAAGATAATACGGGCGAGAGTTTTACGAGTTCTCACCCTAAACTCCTTCAAGACATCATTTGTCATGCGCTATCTCTTGCGCACGGTGTCGAGATAGAGGGCAACAATGGATTTACATACACCTTTCCTTTTAAGCTATCATAATTATGGCAATAGAAAAGCTCTATTTAGAGCATAAACAGACAGGCGGACGATTAACCGCTGACGAGTTTAACAAGTTGCCTGAAAAGGTCAACGAGTTAATCGATGCACAGAACTCCGAGGAGGAACGTGTGAAGAAGACGATTGCGAAGAACCGCCCTACCCTTGGACAGCTTTCAAATGTAAATAGCGAGACAGACGAACTCACATCCGAGACATGTGTACTCGTATGGAATGGTGATGAATGGGTCCCTATGAAGCTGTCTGAACTTAATATTGGGCAAGGAGGTGGAGGACAGCAGCAGACTATTCTCTATTACTTGAGAGCAGTCAATCAGTCGCCTTCTACTACGCTATCGGCCTCTAAGTCAGCAGGCGAGTGTGCTATTCGATTTATGTTCGTGTCTCGCACTAAGGATGTCGGGCAGGCTGATTATGTAGACTCTGGTGAGTGGGGGACGTATGAGATTTTCGCTAAGGCAGGCGATGGAACGTTCGTAAGTAAGGCTCGTGGTCGCTGTCAGTCGAACACAGTTACAACTGTTGATGTTTTCAAGTTCCTTGAGAGCGGTCAAAACAATATCATGGTAAAGATTACAGGTGAGGTGACGGGGCAAACCTCTCCTGCGTTAGTATATTCAATCACGCTGTCTGCGCTCTTCCTTTCTATCTCAGAGTTCAACTGGTGGAAGGCTTATCAGGGTGATATTGTGCTGCCGTGTTACATCAGCGGTAATATCTCGAAGACGCTTCATGTGAAGATTACAGGTGAGGGTTACGAGCAGACGTATGAGCGTCAGTTCGGTACTGCCACTTACACGTCTTCGCCAGTGGCTTACACCGTACCATTCACGAATAAGACAGGCATCTTCCATCTCTCTGCCTGGTTGTCAAATGAAGACAACACCGTCCAAACTACTCCTGTAGGCTACGACTTTATGGCAGTCGCTAATAACGAAGCTGTGAAGATGGTAGTCGTCAATAACAAGGCGGAGAAACTGCTGAACTGGTATGAGAATAAGGTGCTGGAGTATGCAGTATATGACGGTAAGGCGGTAACGACACCGCTGTCTATTCTTATGAAGAAAGATAACGAGGTGTTGCAAGAGAATGTATCAGAAAACACACTGACACAGACGAAGATGCAGTACACGCTTTCGCTTGAAGTCGAGACGATTGATAACTCTGACTTCACAGCATTAATCGGATTCCGTACTCGCCCTACAGATGAGGTACGTCTGCGTGACGCTATTCCTTTCCCTGTGGATAACTCGCAAGGATACTCCGCAACAGCTGGAGCGGTGTTCTATCTGAATGCGAAGAATAGAAACAACACTGATACCGACCGTAACGTCCTCCGCAATCTCATCAATTCAGAGCGTATCGGGGCTGAATGGCAGAGCGTTGCCTTCTCACGTGATGGGTGGGTGACAGATGAAGAAGGAGCACGCACATTGCGTTTGCTCGCTGGCTCACGATTGACAATTGATTACAAGCCTTTCGCCAAGGAGGCAGCACAGAGTGGAAAAACCATCGAAATTGACTATCAGATTAACAACACGTCAGACTATGATACAGAGTGTATCTCTATTGCTATGCCTTATCAGAAGGGTTATATCGGATTGAAGGTGAAGCCGTCCTCTATTATGTTCGCAACCCGAAGCGAGCGTAATAGTGACGTACAGGCGATGAACACTGACGATGGTGTGCGCATTCGCCTGGCACTCGTTATCTCTCCTAAGAAGTACACCTACGTCTTGAATGGCAATACCTATTATCTTAACCTCGTTTATCTCTACATTGACGGTGTGGAAGCTCGCAAGTTTGCTTACCTCTTGACAGACTCTATGCAGATAGGTACTGGTGGTAATATTGTCGTCGGCTCGGATAAGGCTGACGTTGACCTCTACTCAGTGCGTGTCTATGACAGCGCGATGGACGCAGCAAACGTACATCAGGACTATATCAATGCGCTTGCAACTGTAGGAGAGAAGAGTGCCGAGAAGTTAGATAACGATATCTATGACACGCTCGGTACAACGGTCGACTTCGATAAGGTGCGTGGTAAGGTAAATGTGTTTACTTTCGACAAACCTTTGCCAGCTTATGAATATGGTAAATCATATCGTCCTAAGGGTACACTGGAGATTTATCCTAAGGATGGAAATACTAACCTTAATAGACTGACGATTACCAACCTCCAGTTGCAAGGTCAGGGTACGTCGTCTATGTTGTATTATTTATGGAACTGGAAGGCAAAAGTCGCTAAGGACACGACCATCGTGTATGAGGACGGACAAACGGCACAGAAAAAGTTTGAGCTGTTCAAGAACTTACCTAAAATCTCTAAGCTGACAGGAAAGAAGAATATTGCTTCTTCAATGCAATATCACAAGATGGGTTCTGTAAACTCATTTACGGATCTATGGAAAGCAGTCGGTCTGACCAATGAGGGAATAGAACAGGACAGCAAAGCACGAGTATCTATATACCAAGAGACCTTCGTAGGATTTGAAAAGCAAACGGCAGAGGACGGAACAGTGACGTATAAGTTTGTCGGTCTGTTTACGGTTGGACCTGACAAGGGCGACGCAGCAACCTTCGGCTACGATAAGGACCTTTTCCCAGACCTCCTATCTATTGAAGGCTCTGACAACTCACCACGTATTACTTTGTATCAAGTGCCTTGGGATAAAAGGCGCATCCGCTACAACACGGAGGAAGAAGCGTATCAGTACCAAGTATCTGAACTCTCTTGGGAAAACTGCTTGGACTTAGATTACGCTAATCTCCCTGTGGATGATAAGTCAACAGCAGAAGACGAAACACGTCAGCGTGCAGAACAGCTTGTAGAGTCGTATATCACTGCTTACAACATCATATATCAGTGCGATACGTTTATCGAGCCTTTCAATGGAACGCTCGACGAATTAAATGCTGACCCACACTCAACACATATCGAGTATTGGATAGCAAAGCAGGGCGACCCAAACCAATACAACCTATACTATTACGATAGCTTATATAAGCGTTTCTGCCCTTCAACACTCGACAGCGGTGTGTCGGTGGTTAATCTCCGTCAGCAGTTAGTTGGTGACAAGTACGGACTAACCGAGGCGATATTCAACTCGGTTAGTGATGCTGCTCAGCTCAATGAGCTATTCAAGTCAGCACGTATTCAGAAGTTCCGTGCTGAGCAGCCACAGGACTGGGACATAATGGACCTACTTTTTCATCAGTCATACGGAGAAATTAAGGCTGCGACGGATAACTGTGCAAAGAATACATATCCGTATAACTTTAATGTAGAATAGATATGGCAAAGAGTAAATGGAAACTTCGTCAGGATGACCTTGATACTATCCTGGCAGTAATTAATCAAGGTTTAATGAAGAAACCATACTGGGTAGAGTTTCACGACACCTATGCTGACGGCACACCAGTATGGAATGGTGAGAAGTCCGTACTGTGGAACCTAATGGAGCAAGCATATCCAGAGGAGCGTGCGCAAATGATGCGTCGTATGCTTGCGAAAATGGAGGAACTCGGAGGGCTACAAAAGGGTACGCACCAGCAAAAGCTGTTTGCATACTTCGAGAAGTATTACTTCTCTGTAATTGACAATTTCTCTTCTATGTTATACAATGAAGATGGCAAGCTGTACGAGAAAATGAAGCTTGCCATGCTGCAAGGTAAATACACGAACGACACCGACCCACTGGGTCAGTCGCTTGGTGATGGTCAATCTCCTGAGGTTGCGTGGGTAAAGAAGCGCATCCAATATCTTATGTCTAAGTATTCTTTTGGTGACTACGATGCAAAGACTGCTGAAGGTGCGATTACTGTTCGTACATCAGCACAGGCGGACGCAACGACTAACTCAATCGTTCTCCGTCTGACACCAGCAATGAAATTGTACCCTACTATTGCGTACGGTACCACGATTATGCGTGGTGCTCGCACGGACGCTGGTAAGGCATGTGAGATTATAGTCGATATTAACGGCACGTCCGACCAGCAGCTCTCTGTCAAGTCAGCTGACTACCTGCTCGATATTGGAGATTGGAGTTCGTATGTAATAAACGGTGCACTCTCTATTATCGGTAAGCGATTGAAGCGTCTGAAACTTGGTGATGAGAACGAGCAGAAGGTGAAGATACTTATCTCTTCGCTTACGCTTGGTAACACGACCTCTTTAGAGGAGATTGATGTACAGAACATCTCTACGCTCGGAGGTTCACTCGATATGCGTAGTAACTTTCGTTTGCGCAAGTTCCTCGCTGGTGGCTCATCGCTAACCGAAGCACACTTTGCTGATGGTGCTGCACTCGAGGAGGTCGACTACCCGGCTACTACATCATACGTCGAACTGAAAAACCTCGATAAGCTCACCAATGAGAAATGTAACACAGACCCCTGCGCACCTAACG